ATCATCATTCATAATATCCAGATCATGCTGAACACCCTCAGGAGTCTGTTCTACATCCGTCCTGACATGAGCTGCAAGAAGATCTTCATCCATCTGCTGGGTGGAGAGGAGGTTCTTTGAATAAGTTGAAACTTTATTTTTATTGGATGTAGATAATTGATCGTATAAAACTAAAAGATCAATATAGCGTGATATACGTTTAGCTGTTTGCTCCTTATTGTTAGATATTACTGTCATTTCAATGGTTCCTATGGGATCCCCCAATTGAAAAACAAAATCAGAATTCTGGTTTGTTGAGGTATTTTCAGAAGCAAGATTTATTGTTTGCTCATTATCCATCATTTTTAAAAGAGTATCTAGTTCAAGTCCCATTCCAGAAGCAACTTTGGCTATTGAGGGAAGGGTAGGAGAAATAGGCTTGTTATTTCTGGGATTTACATTATTTTCCAGCATTGAAATATATCCTTTGCTGAGCGAACAGTTACTTGCAAATTCACTCATACTTATATTATTTTCTTTTCGATATTTTTTTATGATATCTCCCAGTGTCATTGATACACCACCTTTTCTTTGTTTAGTATATTGTACAATAATGAAAAATAAAAGTCAACGAAATTGTTCAACATACTTGACAAATAATTCGACAAATGATACTATACGAATAGTTCAACATGATGAACAGAAAGGGGGATAGTAAAATGGGATTTAAAATAAGAGAATGTAGAAATGAAATAAATATGTCTCAAGAAGAGTTATCTAAAAAATCTGGTGTATCCAGAACAATCATTTCAGGTTTAGAGAACGGTACAATTACAGTAACAACTACAGAAACATTACTTAGAATTGCACGTGCTATGAATAAAAAGGTTGTGGATATTTTTTTTGAAACATAGTTCAACATGTTGAAAAAACAACAGGCATATCCAGAAAGAGGTGAGATAAATATCAACGATTGTAGTAGCCATAATTGCATCAGCAATTACCGCCAAAATAGTAGCCACCTACTATTTTAAAAAAGTAGATGGCTATGTTAAAGAAATGTGTGAAATGACAAATAAAAATAATGAAAAAACACTGTCTATTGTACACAAACTTCAAAGAAATTCTCTCCCAAAGGAGTAAGACACCCAAAATATTTTTTGATTTCCAGTTTCTTTGGTTTGTTTAGACTCTCTGTTTGTATAGAAAGAATTTTATAATATTCAGTTTCTTTAAAAGACTCATAAATAGAATCGTCCACTAGAGAGGCATCGGTTATTATTTTTATTATTCCTAATCGGTTAAGAGAGGAAATAGAAGAGCAAGCCTGCTCGAGGCTAATTTCTGAAAACGAAGGAATATAAACGTTTGAAATAATGGTATTGAAACTATTGTCACTGTAATCTCTTAAAATATAATCAACTAATGGAAAACTATCTCTAGGATCAAGACTTTTTAAAATTTTAGCGTCCAAAGGACTCATTTGCTTAATAATTTCTGCAAACGATGGATGAACAGCTTGAGTGTATCTGTCATCCATAGACTTAGATATTAAATTTACAAATAGTTTTCGAAGATCTTCTGATTCAATACAGTATTTGGAGTTTTCAAGAGCTTGGGCGGTTGTCTGAATGTTTGGTTCAGTAAGGTTCTCTTCGGGAATAGCTGCGATTGATTGAGATAACTCTTGACCATACAGTTCAAGGTCATGAGCGTATTTCATGCGACGCTTATCAGCGGCTTGAGTAATTCCGCCAAAAACCAAAAACCATAAATCAGAAAATGTTTGACCTATTCCTTGGGTTGGCTTATCCGTGAGATTTTTAACAGCGTTATCAATAGAATCTGGTAACTCAAGTAATTTGATAAGGGAAGAATCTTTATCAGACATAGTTATTACCTTCTTTCTTATGTACTAGGCATGGCAGTGCCTGTAATACCAGAATAGGAGAGCAAAGAGGAAAAGTCAATAGCTGTCAGACCAGAATGAGACAGCATAGGGAAGAGGTGAAGTGAGATGGAAATTCGATCTATAAAAATTGATTTCGACAAAGATATGCTGGAAATCAACGGAAAGAAAGCAGAGAAGCCAGTTATTGTAACTCTCCCAGGGCCTGATGGATGGCCCACACAGAAAATGTTCAACCCGGAAATCAAACCCTATGAAGAGTATGGACGTATCACAGTCACTATCAATAATAAGCTTTGATAAAACGAATGTTATTGGATACAGCATAATCAATCATTTTAATGAAATGACCGTTTATGATTGTTCCACAGATTTCGGAAATATCTTTGCCAGCATTAGACGGAATAGCAATTAAAAGATAATTTCCGGCAGAATCCTTACATTCAGTAAAGTAAGTATCATATCCATTGATATTTATTGAAATAGGTTCCATAAACGATACTCCTTTCTTAGATACTCGGCATGCCAGTGCCTGTAATACAAGAATAGGAGAGAAACAAAGAGAAGTCAACAAAGGCCGTTCGACAAACTGCTTAAATTTTTATAAACAGTAACCCATACATATCATTTCCCATACCATAAAAAAGAGGTGAGGAAGATGTCAGAATTAAAGCTGGTAACAAGAAATATCCGTATTAATGGAATTCAGCATAAAGCCAGTGATATGTCAGAAGAAGAAATCAAATGCCTGCTCATCCAGAGGCAGGATGAACTTCTTCTGAGCATGAATTACGAAAGAAAAGCCGCCGGTTAAGGCGGAGAAAGAAGGACAAGCATTATGAAACAGTACATAATCATAGCCCTCTGCATCCTTGCAGGGAAATATGTGGACATCCCGATCTGGTTTAACATCCTCTTTGGGATATCCGCATACTGGGCGGTAGATCAGTTCAGGAGAGTTCAGGAGAAAGAAACATGTTCAGAGACAAAATAAGAGAGATTCTGGAACTTGTACTCAAAGCTGAAGAAAAGAATATTTATGTGGCATACAATTATGACACAGGCACAAAAGCATTAGCGATTATAACAAACACAAAGGTATTTGGCTTTGAAGACAATGAGTATATGGAAGAATGGTCAGAAGAATGCATTCAGTATCTCAAAAACCTGATCGGGGAGAGAACAGAATGACTGAAGAAGAAAGAATGAGGGAAGTAGAACGGATTTCCAGAAGAACCAAAGAATCCGTCAAGATCCCGCCAGATCAGCAACGAATCATCCGTATTGTTCGATTTAAGAGCGGAAAACTGGTACTTGTATAGGAACGCTGGAAGATGCCATTCGAAATGCAAAACGAATGGAAGACCTCTACGGACCGATCGAACACATAGAATAAAAAAGACTCATGTAACGCAAATACATGAGCCGGGGTGACTTTTGCCACTTGGATATTAAACCTGTAAAAAATATAACATCCAGGTGGCGAAAAGTCAAGATTTAAGCAGGAGAAAACCTGCTATATTTTTAACCTTTTTCAGGGGACAGGAAAGTCCCTTCAGGGCTTGATTAAGGGTATTAAACTTACGACACCGGGGTGACATATGAAGTGTGGATACATAAGAGATACATGGGATTGTGGGGAAACCTTAGAGGTAGAGGAAAAGCATACAGGAAGATATGGTGCAAGGGGGCAGAAGAGGGAGCCGAAGAAGGAACCCACCCCGGAAGACATCATAAGGCAGAATCAATGGAAGCGGGTGAGAGATCTTAGGAGGCTGGTAAAGTGGAACTTCACAACCGGAGACAGCTGGATCACACTCACCTACCAGAAAGACAAGAGGGTAAGCTGGGAAGAGATGATAAAGCATATGCAGAAATTCATAAGAAAGCTTCAGACCAGATATCGGAAATATGGTTGGACCTTAAAGTATATCTGGAGACCACAGATAGGAAAGAGGGGTGCGATCCACATCCATATCCTCTTAAATGCCGAATCAAATACAGAGACCCGGACAGAAAAGATTGTCAGGGAACTTTGGACACATGGGAATCCGAACATGAAAGTGGTATACGACCTGAAGAACGGAGATCTGGCAGAGTACATAGCAACACCTTTACAGGAATGGGAACCGGAAAAAGCAAAAGCATATCATCCGTCCAGAAACCTGATCCGCAAAAAACCGGCCAGAAAAGAAATAAAAAGACGTTCCCTGATAGACAAAGATGGAGTAGTCAGAGAACCCAAAGCCCCCAAAGGTTACTATGTGGATCCGGATTCCATCAAAAAAGGGATCAATCCTGTGACAGGATACGCGTACCGCCATTACACACTTGTAAAGATAGACAGGAGGATTTGAAGATGGACCAGAAAATGGCAAGAGTAGATATTTCCCTTATCGTCAGTGATAAAAGCGCAAGGATAAAGAAAGGCAGGTGCGTATACATCATTGCCAGCCAGGATTTTCCAAAAGGTCCGGGAAATCCGATCAGCGGCAGAGAAGAAGCAGAAGATACCACACCACACCGCCTTGTCATGCTGGGACTGATCGCTGCCCTGAAAAGAATACGCAGACCGTCCCTGATCACAATCCATACAACCTGCCAATATCTTGCAAATGGTCATAAGAACCTTAACGTATGGAAGACAAACGGATGGAAAAGAAGCGGGGACCGGGAATTAAAAAATGCAGACCTCTGGCAGGAGATAGATAAACAGCTCAGCGGTCATGCAGTAAGATTCCAGACGGAATTTTAACACAAGGAGAGGAGAACACAATGTTTGATAAATTTGGAGAAATGAATTCATACACAGAGATCAATGAACTGGCAGCCAATCTTCTGCAGGAAGGAGATCTGGACAGCTTAAAAGAACTGGCAAAGGAAAACGGCATTCCGGATGATTATGTAGAGATGTATCTGGAAGAAGCCATCCCATCCCTCTGCGATTCCACATCTGCAGCTATTGGCAAAATCGATGTGGAATGCACGAAACTAAAACCCAAGGAACTGATGCTGGACTGGGTAGAGTACATCAAGGGACTTTGTATGGAGAATGAGATGATCGCCCACCAGGTCCGCAAGAAAGGAAAGACTCTGCAGGGATGCATGGTGGTTCTGCTGGAATATTCTTTTAAAAACCAGATCACAGTAGATAAAGCGATCATAAAGGCAGCAGGAGTCAGTGCCGGTAAGGTGACATTTGGAGTTCCCGGTATGGCAAAAGCCAAGGAGCTGATCCGGGATTACTACATGGGAGGGGCAAAGGCATGAAGCGGACAAAATTATTACGCTGCATCCCATGTACAGTTCCAAAAGTAAAAGATTCCGACAGCGTGATCGCTGCAAGCCAGCTTCTTGAGGCGGACGGAGAGCGGGCAGTAGAGATCAGCCTGTTCGTCAAAGGAGAACTGAAAGCCCGGTATTTTGCAGATAAAAAGAACCACAGTACATGGGTAAATGAAACATGGACAACCTGCGGGCTCAAAAATGTACTCAGACTTTGCATGGGCCAGCCGGTTTTGAAAAACGATTTTTACCACGGCTCCCCGGATATGGAATGGGCCGCACAGGAAGACAGGGACAGGGTATATAACTTTCTGGATACCTACAGCATTGGCAGTTACGAGACTACAGTGAATGAAACAAAAAGAGACCTGGCATACATCCGGAAGCAGGAAAGAATCAATGAAATGATGACAGAAGTCCCCTGTGTGCCGGAGGAAGCAGAGAAGTGGGTAGAAGATAAACTATTTCCGGGAAACATCCTGTTTTTTAAGAAAGAAGAGAACCGGACTACATTCAACTGTACTGCCTGCGGTTATGCCGGCTGGAGAAAAAACGGATGGAAGCATGGAGAAAAAACCATATGCCCGAAATGCAAGGCACCGGTAACGACAAACAGCAGACAGGAGGAATAGACAGCCAAAGCCATGGTAACCATTCTACAGCAATATGACAAAAAGTGGGTGGAGCGTCAGTTTCGGGCAGTCTGCAGATGGACAGCAGGGAAGAAAGAAATAAAGCTGTCTGAGAGGATCAGAGCTATCATGCCGCTGAGGGAAACCTGGGGAAAAGTGTGGTACGGCACGATTCCGGAAGCGGATGAGTTCACACAGGAATTCTGGGACAAACCACATGGAAAGAGATTTGTTCCGTCATACCTGTATCCCGGAAATCTTCCGGAAGTGTTAAAAGCCGGAGGACTGGAACACAGCGGAATGGATATCCTTGCAAATGCAGGCATGAAATTCAACGTAAACATCTATATCATATCCTTCCACAACCACCCTTATCTGGAATATCTGACAAAAGCCGGTCTGACAAGACTGGCAGCAGATATCGTAAATGGTCACTGGGTAGAGATCAACAGAAACGGAAGGAATCTCAGGGAAGTACTGATGCTGGACGGAAACCACTTAAACAGGCTGAAAACGATAAACGGTGGAGCCGCCATCCTGGGATGGCTCAGGTACGAACAGGACAATGACATCCGGATTACACAGGAAAGCTTGGAATGGATTGCCGGAAAGAATTTAAAAATAAGTGACTGCCAGGATATCCTTAATGAACTTGAAAGCGTGAACCGGATGGTCAACTATCTGAAGAAACAGAAAATAGCTCCAAGTAAATCTACGATCATATGGAGAGACTACCTGCGTATGGCAAGAGAAGAGGGATACGATACCACTGACGACATTGTGAGACTTCCAAAGGATTTAAAGGCTAGGCACGATCAGCTGGTAGAAGTGAGAAATCAGAGAAAAGATGATAAACGGCTGGAAGGATATAAGAAACTGGATGACCGGATAAAAGAAAGGCTTCCGGACATGAAAGATTACTTCTGGGAAGACCGGGAATACATGATCATACCGGCAGGAACATGCAAAGAACTGATGGACGAAGGAAGAACCCTTCACCATTGCGTGGGAAGCAGTGACACCTACATGAGAAAGATGGCAGATGACGTCAGCTGGATCCTGTTCCTGCGAAGAAAATCAGAACTGGAAAAGCCCTACTACACCATAGAAATCAGTCTGAAGGACGACCATATCATCCAGTTCTATTCAAAATATGACCGACAGCCGGATAAAGAGACCATCAATGGTATCCTGAACCGGTATAAACGGAGCATCCGAAAAAAGAAGATAAAAATTCAGGTACCGGCAGCAGGCATAGCATAAGGAGGATACTATGGAATATATGCAGTTAAGTATGGATGACTATATCCAGAGCAAGAATGAGATCAAACAGGAATTGGGAGGGATCGTAAAAAGCTTCGTGCGGATCGGATGGCAGCTGACCCGTATAGATAAGTCAGGAGCCTATAAACACGATGGATACAACACCATTGCAGAATTTGCCAGAACAGAATATGGCATGAATCCATCAGGAGTCAGCCGTTTCATGAAAGTATATGAGAAATATTCCGTTCCGGGAGATACACCGGAGCTTAAGGAACAGTACAGGGAATTCAAATTCAATAACCTGGTAGAAATGCTCCAGCTTCCGGAAGAAGACCAACAGATCTTTCATCCGGAGGATAAAAGAGAGGACATCCGCGAATTAAAAGACTTCAACAAAGAAAATGAAAGTAATCCGATGAATCTCTTAGATTGGAAATCTGCACAGAGTACAGAGGACAAGCTCCACGCCACGATCCAGGAATTCTTCCGGGAAAAGACAGGAATCCTCAATGCCCTGTACAGCAGTGAGGCATACCAGTCCGGAAACATCAAGGAAATGGCACAGATCGTCAACCCTGGTGACAGCATGAGTTATCGAAAAGGAACGGTCTTCTTAATGTTCCATCAGGAAGATATCACAGTCAAGATATTCAATGAAGAGATGAGGAATATCTCCTGGGACCAGTTTTTTACATATACACAGGAGATATTTGCGGAAGCGGCAGCAGGAGCGGAGACATATGAGAATTATTTTGGGATTCCAGAGGAAACTCATGACTCAACGCCCAAAGAGATTCCGAAACCTACGCCAAAACTCGTATCGAATCCGATACCCGAACACGATGTTCGCCCTGAACCGGAAATTGCGCTGGCGCAACAGCCAGAATCGGTGGAGAATGTGGAAAAAACTGTGGATAACCATGAAGAAGGTCAAAAAACAGCAGTTCCAGAAAAAGAGGACTCTACATCAGGAAAACCTAAAGCAGATTCCTATTCTGAAACACCAGAATCTCAGCCGGAAAACATAGAAAAAAGTCAAGAAACAGCACTTCCAGAGCCGGAACCACAGATTCCAGGCCAGGACAGCATTGAAAACCATCCGGAATATATGCCAGAACCGGAAGAACAGCCAGAAAGCAATCTGAAACCAGAATTGCAGGAAGACCATCTCGGTGAGGCCAACGAAATGGTGACGGAAGAACTGGAAATTGCGCCGGCGCAATCCGGATCAGAGCCGCCTGCAGCAGAACCTAAGACCAGAAAAGAGTATATAGATACGTTAACAGTTTATGGAACAGCTGAGTATATAGCAAGAGCTATGCGGCAGTTCGCAAACAAAACCTACAGCACGCTTCTGGATCCTGCGTTCTGGGAAACATGGCTAAACGGAAAAGTAGACCATAACGGAAGACCCTGGGAAGATTAAGGGTGCCCTAAAATTCACATAGATACATCCTTCCTGTGTGAGCCTGTCAGATCACAGGAAGGGGAAAGGAGAAAAATGAATCTCAGACAGAAAAAGAAATTATTTAGAAAAGTAACCGGTCAGAATCCTCCGGGATGGATGCATTACAGTAGCCGCCGGTTCCATGATTTTCTTTGCAAACCCTGGGGCGGTCTGGCAGAGCTGAAGAAACAGGCAGCCACCAGAGCAGTAGAAGACTTTAACTGGAATATTTCAAGGAGAAATGAATGGATAAGATCGTCACATCGATACAGGAGATAAATTTAGAGGACATCAGATTCCCAATCATTGCAGTATTTGAACACCCGGAAGATTATCCGACGAAATCTGTAGACAGAATATTTGAATTAACCAAACCAACAGATACCGTGATCGTAAAAGATATACTGGAAGAACTACAGAAAGATATTCAGACACGCTGGATAGGGATATTCTTCCAGAGAACAGAATTTGATGTACCGTCAATGAAAGGATGCTGGGTATGAATCAGGAAGGATTATTATTCCCAAAAGGAACCATTAGAAAAAAACGAAAGAAGCACCACAAAAGTATCATAGACAGAGATGCAAAAGGTCAGTGCTTCATCTGCGGAAAAACAGGTTATACAGAACGCCATCACATCTATGGCAGTGCAAATCGCAAATACTCCGAGCAATATGGCTTAACCGTATATCTTTGCCCGGAATGCCACAGGACTTCAGAGATTGCCGTACATAGAAACAAGGAAGTTCGAACCACCTTGCAGCGGATCGGCCAAAGAACATTCGAAAAGAAGTGCGGCAGCAGGGAAGAATTTGTAAAACTATTTGGTAAAAACTATCTGGAGGATGAAAATGAGCACAAGAGCAGAAATATGTAAACATAGTACAGGACACATCGGAGCTGTAGCAGTATACACCCGTCCCACCTGTCCGAACATGCACATCATCAAAGGCAAATATGTTACGGCCAGAACGAACTGCAAGGAATGCAGATTCTATGAGGAGAGGAAATGAATTTATGTGAAATCACAGACATAAAGACAGGAAAGACTATAGAACCGGCGGTTACGCTGAAACAGGCAGCAGAAAGACTGAAGTGTTCCGGAAGTGCAGTATCAGGAGCTTATTATGGAAATTATGCAATTGGTCATAGATATGCAATAGAAGCGGTAGATACAGCCATTGCAAAACAGGATTCAATATGGACCGAATGGGAAATGCGAAGAAACTGGTTTTTAAAATTATGTGGGAGGACATAAGAATGACAGGAAAGAACAAAGAAGGCTATCCGGATCCGACAGCCAGCAAAGCAATCCGGGCAGCAGATCATATGCCAGAGCATACATATAGAGATTATTGCATACTCAGAGCAATGGCATACCGCATGGGATTAAAGATAACCAGGATAAAAGATTTAGAATCTGGAAAGGAATGGAGCCGATAAAAAAGAAGGAGGCCGGGAACTATCAAAAGCTCCCGGCTAAAAGTATGAAAAAGAAAAAGTTTTATTTGCAATTACTCTTTGCTCTGTACAGGTAATAATATACCCAGAAAATGTGAGCAATATGTGATACAGATTTGAAGAATTTGTGAAAGGGGAGCGATACCGATGGACAAGAATATCCTGGAACAGTACATAGAATTAAAAGGGGAAATACAGGATCTGCAAGACAGGATAGACAAAGATGAACGCAGACTTGTGAAAATAGAAAAAGAAGGCGTAGTGTCTGATACAGTAAAAGGAACCAGAAGTAATGGAACTTTTGGCTCAATCAAAATCACCGGCTATCCGTTTCCTGAATGTGATCGGGTAAAAGGCATGATAAAGAAAAGAGTAGCAAAACTGCATATTTTAGAGGATGATCTTTTAAATGCAATAAATGAAGTAGATGATTTTATTGAGAAGATTCCCGAAAGTGATCTTAGAATGATGTTTCGTTTTAAATATTTAGATGATATGACCTGGGCAGCAGTTGCCATAAATATGAATTACCGCTTTCCGAAGAAAAGAATTAAATATACGGAAGATAGCTGCCGAAAACGCCATAACAGATATTTGGAAAAAAATTGTAAATATTAAAAATGTCCGGTCATGTCCACTTTCTCTATGGTACTATGTAAACTGAACTCAGTGGAAGATCATACAGAGTTCTCCTTCCATTAGATGACTGCCAGTACCCACCTGGCAGATCACCAGAACATCTCACCGAGAGGGAGTGAGCGTGAGCCATTGAGCTGCAGGTTCGAATCCTGATGTTCTGCTTTTCCTATGGAGAAATTCAAACCACATATATTTTTTTAAAACGTCCTGTAGAAATATGGGACGTTTTATTGTTGCGCTTGCCTTATACATAATCGAAAATACGAAAAAATATTTCCAAATGCGGGTTGACAAATTAACCTTTATAGGTTAATATTAAAATGCGATATAGGAAAGGGCGAAGGTGAAGCACTATGATTAATAATTTTGGTAAGTTCTGCAGGAAACTCAGGATAGATAAAAGCGAACTCCTGTATGATATGGCAAAAACATTGGGAGTTTCATCTGCATTTTTATCCAAGGTCGAAAACGGAAAGAAAAAACCGCCGAGAGAGTGGAGAGAAATCCTCATAAGTAACTATGATTTAGATAGAAATCAGATTCGTGAATTGGATCGTTGCATGTATGAGGCGCAAAATTATGATAGCATAGACATAAGTGGAATGAATGATAATGACCGAATGATGATGCTTTCATTTGCGAGAAAATTTAACAATATTGACAAGAATAAGCTGAGAAGCTTTTTAGAAAGTGAGGCTGATGATGAATGAATGTTGCTGCTGACCCAATGTCAAGAGCAAGTATTAGAAAACTGACAAAAAAACTCCGTGAACTTGCCGGATGTGATAAACGCGAATTTTTTCCAATTGTTCGTTTTATAGAATGGATTTTAGCAAATCCAGACAATGGAATAGATTTGGAAATCGTAGATCCGGACGAAATGCAAGATACTTATGGTACAACTAATACTGGAAGTAATATAATGCGTATCAGAAGTGATGTATATGATGGTGCTGTTAAAGGAGATCCAAGACATAGATTTACTTTATGCCATGAGGTAGGACACTATTTTTTACATCAACCAGATTCCGTATCGTTTGCACGTGGAAAAATACCAAGATATAGAGACCCGGAATGGCAGGCGAATACATTTGCAGCGGAGTTAATGGCACCGTATGATCTTGTCAAAAACATGAGTGTTGACGAAATTATGGAGAAATGCGGAATGTCAAAACAGGCAGCAACAATTCAATTTAATGAATATCACAGATGATGTATTGAGCCGAAAGGTTTATACATACAAAAAACCAAGCACCCATTCTTGGAGATGCTTGGCTCTTGCGAAATCTGTATACACAGTTGTTCAACTGGTTACAATTCTCTCTCGACAATTGAATTGTAACACTGCGTATATCCTTTTGCAAGAGTTAATTGCGAAAGGAGAGTGATTTTATGTACATTTTCCGCGCGTGGATTACACGCAAAGATGGTACTCGGGATTACGCCAAGGATCATGGAAAGCGTGCTTTTCGTATCTGGATTGGTCCAGGTCCTGAACCAGAAAAAGAGAAAAATCGATAATTAAATCATTCGAGAAGCATATTTAGCCAGTTGGATATGTTTCTACTTTAAAAACTTTGAAAAAAGGAGTAGAAACATTATGGCAAAGACCAAATCAAGTGTCAGAGGAATTCAGAATAAAAAAATTGTGGTTGTAAAACCATATAAACGAAGTGATGGAGTGAAAGTGAACGGACATAGACGCTCAACTCCAAATTAAATATAATGAGCAAAAGGCATTCTACGTAAAAAATAGAGTGCCTTTTTAGTGCATGCAATTATATTAGGATATTTCTAGCGATATCCAGTAGACTTAATTTAAAAAATATAATATAATAATAGTAAATATATTATTTTAGGAGAAAGATTATGTCAGAGGATGCAAAAACACTTATTTTTAATATTTATGGAGAATTAAAAGAAGGAAATGATCCTGAAAAGATAAGACCGGGAGAAATAGGAATGACAGAAAAACGTTTGATTTCTGCTGGTAGAGAACTCAGAGTAATAGGTTGGTTGCCACATTTTACTGTCACAAAAGATAACAATTCGGGAGTGCAAATATGGTTCATTGGAGAAATAAGTTCGGAAGCAATGGAACAGTTAGATGAGTGGGCAAAAGAATAAAGTTGAAGCAGTCCTTCGGGGCTGCTTTTTATATACTCAAAAACGAAACGAATGAGAGGCGGTGAGTCTGAGTGACAAAAAAGCAGAAAATATTTGCAGATGAATACCTAATAGACTTAAATGCCACAAGGGCTTACCGGGTAGCATATCCATCTGTAAAGAAAGACGAAACAGCAGCGGCAGCAGCAACCAGAATGTTAAGAAATGTTAAGGTTTCAGCTTATATTCAAGAAAGGATGCAAGAACGCCAGAAACGGACAGAAATCACTCAGGACAGGGTACTGAAAGAACTGGCTGCCATAGCTTTTGCTAAAGCTACAGACTATGCAGAAGTTAAAGACGGGCAGGTAAACATAAAAGACACAGCAAACCTGGATGAGCAGCAGATCAGAGCTATTGCCGGGATAAAAGAGGGCAAATTCGGTATTGAAGTGAAATTAAATAATAAAGAGCAGGCATTGGAACTTCTTGGAAGACACCTTGGAATGTTTAAGGATAAACTGGAAGTATCCGGCTTGGATGAAGAGAAAAAGAAACTGGGAGACATCCTGGAGCAGCTCCGAGGGGGTGGTTAACCTTCATGAGTTCTCAGAGATTAGTATTATCAGATAAATACAAAGCATTTCTACATTGCAGTGCCCCGGTAGAATTTCTTGAAGGAACCTGACTACGGCAGCAGGGAAAACAACAGTAGGACTTTTTAAATTCATGTGTAAGGTTGCCAAATCTCCAAAGAAACTGCATATTCTTGCAGCGGATGATACAGGAACAGCAGAAAAGAATATCATTAATAAAGATTTAGGGATTTTGGATGATTTTGGAATTTTGGTAGAGTACAACGGATCTGGAACAAAAGATGATAAAATTCCCCATTTATTGTTTCATGCCCCGCAAGGCGATAAGACAATATACGTTCTTGGCTATGGCAACAAAAAGAAATGGAAGAAAGCTTTAGGCGGACAGTATGGCTGCCTATATATCGATGAAGTTAATACAGCAGACATCGACTTTGTCCGGGAGGCATCCATGCGTTGCGATTATCTTATGGCAACCCTCAACCCAGATGATCCAACTCTGGATGTATACAAAGAATATATCAATTGCAGCAGACCTTTGCCGGAATGGGCAGACAGCACACCGCAGGAAATAAAAGATGAACTAAGAGAAGAACCAAAACCCGGCTGGGTCCATTGGTTCTTTTCTTTTGACGATAATGCTGGACTTCCGGAAGAAAAGAAGCAGCAGATTATCCAGAATACGCCGAAAGGAACAAAGATCTGGAAAAACAAGATTCAGGGTTTGCGAGGAAAAGCAACAGGATTGATATTCCCGAACTTCAGCAGGAAACAGCATGTCGTTTCAGAGAAATGGATAAAAGCCCAGATGGTAGCAGGAAAGCTGAAATTTAAAAAATTCACCTGTGGCCTGGATACCTCGTACTCTTCAAAGTCTCCGGATACAATCGCAATGATATTCCAGGGAATCACAGAGGACAGGAGATTGATCACACTGGCTGAAAAAGTGTACAGCAATAAGGATCTGGATCAGCCACTTGCTCCTTCCGATACAGCTGTAAAATTCATAGAGTTTTTGGAGAAATGCCGAAAGGATTGGGATTTGCAAAAGATACCTTTGTTGATTGTGCAGATGCTGCTACGATCACAGAATTGAGAAAGTACAAACGTCTTCATGGCTGTATGTACAACTTTGTAGAATCTTACAAAAGAGTAGAGATTCTGGATAGAATCAAGCTTCAACTTGGATGGATCCAACAGGATTGCTATCTGGTTGTAGATACATGCACCAATCACATAGCTGAATTGGAGAAATATTCCTGGGATGAGGAAAAAGATATCCCGGAAGACCGAAACGACCATACGATCAACTCCCAGCAGTATGGCTGGATCCCATATCGGAATATGATTGGTTTCGAAACGGAGGAAACGAAAAGGTGAAATGGATGGATAAATTAAACGAGAATATAAAGAAGACAGTTCGGAGCTGGCTGAATGTGCTCCCGGCTAATCCATATAATTTCCAGATTAATGAGATACTGGATTTCGAGGGACATGCGATCCGCAACCGAATCTGGTACAGAGGAGACGGAAATGAACTGGAACAGTTCTATCAGCAGAATCAGGAATATGCAGACAGACATAAGTTCTGGGCAAGCAGATGCACTCCTGGAATGGATATGAGAAAGATACATACAGGTCTGCCGGGATTAATCGTACGCACGCTTTCTTCAGCGGTCCTTCCTGATATGGAAGACTTTGAGTTTGAGTCACCGGCTCAGGAACAGCTATGGAAAGATATGGAAAAAGAAAACCGGTTTCGGAAAAAGATAGAAAGCGCTTTGAAAGAAACATTATATATTGGCGATGGAGCCTTTAAAGCAGTCATTGACACAGAACTCAGTGATTACCCGATTATAGAATGGTATCCGGGAGACAAGGTGGAATTTGTTTATCAGAGAGACAGGATCCGCGAAATAGTATTTAAAACTCCGTATCATAAGAAAAGCAGGACATATGTCCTGAATGAAAGATACGGATATGGATACATCATAAATGAATTATATCAGGGAAATAAACTTGTGGACATCAAAACGATTAAGGCCACAGAGAATCTTAAAGACGTTACATTTGATGATTCGGTAATCCTTGCAGAGCCATTTATGATCTACGAATCTGCGAAGTATGAGGGCAGAGGCGGAAGTATTTTTGACGGAAAACTTGATAATTTTGATTCTCTGGATGAAACATGGAGTCAGTGGATGGATGCACTAAGGTCAGGAAGAGCAAAAACTTATGTGCCAGAATGCCTGATACCTCATAATCCGGAAACAGGCGAGCTTGTCAGACCTAATCCTTTCGATAACCGTTATTTTTCTGCAGACGGAGATATGAGAGAAGGACAGCGCAATCAGATTATCACAGAACAGCCTGTTATCCCGCATGAAAGCTATCTGGCATCTTATGTAACTGCGCTGGACCTGTGTCTGCATGGAGTGATCAGCCCGTCAACACTGGGGATCGATACTAAGAAACTGGATAATGCTGAAGCTCAGAGAGAAAAAGAAAAGACAACACTTTACACCAGAAATTCCATCGTAGAAGCAATGCAGGAAACACTTCCGGCCGTGGTAGGGATGTGTATCAATGCAAATAACATTCTTCATGGACAGCAGGTAGAAGAGGTAAATGTAAATATTCCATTTGGAGAATACGCCAACCCTTCTTTTGAGAGCCAGGTGGAAACTGTGACGAAAGCAAAACAGGGTGGAATCATGAGCATTGAACGTTGCGTAGAGGAACTTTATGGCGATAGTCTGGATGAACATTGCAAAGAAGAAGAGATAGCCCGTCTGAAAGCAGAACAGGGCATACAGGATCTGGAAGAACCATCCATCAACATGAAACTTGGTGATTTTGAAGTAGATACAGGAGGTGGATCAGGTGAAGGTTAAAGTAAACAACCGAATATACCGGATGAATAGAGAAGAATACCAGGGACTTCTTAAAATCGCCAAAGAACAGGTCGCACAGGGAATATATGCTATCGAAAGAGAAGATTATGCGGAACTTCGATGTGATCATTGCGACAGCATTACAAAGTTGAAGAAGTTGACACGACAGTTTAAGGCTCAAGGATTCAAGGTATTGTCTAATGGCAAGGATAAATGATGAATACGATATCGGAGCTGCCTTTGAAGCTATAGAGAATGAACTCATAGCATCCATGATCCGCAATATGGAATCTCATAAGCAAGAAGAAATTGGCGAAGACAAACAATGGTCCATGTGGCAGACAGAAATGTTGAAATCCCTGGAAGAATATAAACATAATAATCAAAAGAAATATGGCAAACAGTTTAAGGATATCAATGCAAAGATAGCGGAGCTGATTCGGACTGCAAGAACAGAAGGAAATATGCAGCAGGAGATCACTATTTTGAATGCCATAAAAAAAGGCTTTCCGGCAAATAAAATAAGCAAGGGAGGTACTGCAGAATTTTTTAAACTGAATGATCGGAAGCTGGAAGCTCTGATCAAAGCCACAACAGATGATATGAAGAAAGCAGAAACTGCAGTGCTTCGTATGGCTAATGATCAATATCGGAGAATTATTTATAATGCTCAGGTATATGCCAATACCGGTGCAGGAACCTATGAAAAAGCTGTGGATATGGCAACTAAGGATTTCCTCAAAGCAGGTCTAAACTGCTTGGAATACGCCAATGGTGCCAGACATACCCTTGCAGACTATGCAGATATGGCAATCCGAACAGCAACGAAAAGAGCGTACCTGCAGGGGGAAGGAGAGAAACGCCGGGAATGGGGCGTGTACACAGTGATTATCAATAAACGCGGCAGTGGCTGCCCTTGCTCTTTGTGTGTCCCATTCGTGGGAAAAGTCATGATTGATGATGTATGGAGCGGAGGTCCGAAAGACGGAGTATCTCCCGTTACAGGAATTAAGTATCCGCTGATAAGTGCTGCCATAGTAGCTGGACTTTACCATCCCCGATGCCGTGACAGCCATACAACCTACATTGAAGGAGTCAATACTCCACCCGATGGGAAATATACCAGAGAAGAGCTCAACAACCTTGCAGAGAAAAACGCTAGGCGGGAACGTCAGCAATATGCCGAACGCCAGGAAAAGAAATATAATAGGCTGTCACAATTCTCTCTGGATCCGGAGAACCAACAGGTGTATGGACAAAAACAAAAAGAGTGGCAACATGTAAGAATGAAGACTGGTAATATGGACAGCCAGGAATATGCAGAATCAAAAAGACCACTTGTGGATTTCCACGCAGTTCCGCAGAGTCAGATTGTCAGCCTTCTTCGTACAGAATCACAGGATTGGATTGATCGTTTATCAGAAAAAGAAAAACATGCGATTGAAAAATACACGTTCAATTCTGGCGATCAAAAGCCGGATCGATTCTTTGAACGGCTTAATGCTATGCTTCGTGGAGATATAGCAGAAGATAAAAAACTTAGAGAGTATGCAGAAACAATATCAGGTGCATTGAAAAAGAGTAAGATTCAGCATGATGTTATTACATATAGAAATCTGGACATACCACTTTATGATGAATTTGAAGTAAATGATCTGGTCACGGAAGGACAGTTTATCAGTACTTCGGTGACTCAAGGAGCTGCGTTGAACAAATCATATAAAATTTTGATATATGTACCAAAAGGCAGCAAAGGAGCATATATTGAAAGGATAAGCAGATATCCTAAGCAAAGAGAGTTATTGCTTGACAAGGACACTATATTCAGAGTAGTATCAAAGAAAGAAAAAGAAATAGAATTGCAGGTGATCGTATGAAGATGAAATCAAAGGAAAAGAAAGCCTATAAAGACTTTCAGGACAGAGTGGCAATGCCGGGTAAACCAAGAAAGCTTACAGAAGAAGAAATTAAGAAATTGAAAAAAGAAGGACGTATTTAGTACCACCAGTCAGAAATGGCCGGTGGTATTTTTATACTCTTTTTTAAAATTGCGCCGGCGCAACAGAGGGAGGTGAGAACATGAAAATCGAAGTGATCCATAATTTCTACGATAAAGAAAACAACTTGAAGCTTCGAAAGGTCGGAGACAAATATTCGGTATCAAAAGAAAGAGGGAAATATCTCATAGCATTAAAAGTGGCTAAAGAGATCCCGGAACAGAAAGGCGGTGATCCAGAATCTCCCGCTGAGGCGTAGGGTGAAACGCCTTATTTTTATGCCCGAAGGCTTAAAACTACGCGGAGACACCGGGTTAACAACTGTTTATGTGAGACACACGTAAAACTGTATTCGTGCAGACAGCACATAAAAAACTGTAAAGGAGCATGTAAAAATGTATAAGAGATTCAGATGCAAATTATCAATGAACCTGCAGACATTTGCAGAAGGTGGAACTGCTGACGGTGGAGGAGGTTCAGGAGCAGAAGGCGGAACACCACCAACAGGAACACAGCAGACACCACAGTTTGATTATGATAAACTGGCCAGTCTGATCGCGGGAAAGCAGAGCGTAACAGAGGAATCTGTTTTAAAAGGCTATTTTAAACAGCAGGGGCTTTCAAAGGAACAGATGGATCAGGCAATTGCATCATTCAAACAGCAGCAGGCGGCAAATACTCCTGATGTAGCAGGACTGCAGAGTCAGATTACAGAGACTCAGAACCAGTTGACAGCAGCACAGGCAGCAGTGCAGGCCGCAAAGGTTGAAAACGCAGCTACAATGATGGCAGTATCCCTGGGGCTTGATGCAAAGACAATTCCATACGTCTTGAAAATGGCTGATCTTAGTCAGACAGCAGGACAGGATGGGAAGATTAACGAAGAAGCACTGAAAACAGCACTTAATACGGTATTGGAAGCTGTTCCGGCTTTGAAACCACAGGCTGACGGAAAGACCGGTTTTACTCAGGTAGGAACTGGCGGTAATCCGGCACAGCATTCTCAGACAACTACAAACCAAACAGCAGTGCCAACAAAACGTTGGAATCGCTGGAACTAAAAAGAAAGAAGGTATAAACTATGGCATTAAATTATGCAGAACAGTGGAGCCCGGAGCTCCTTGAAATCCTGATGCAGGGAACCCTGACATCTCCATTTGTAACTAGCAATGTTAGATGGCTTGATGCCAAAACATTTCATTTTACTCAGATGAGCACATCCGGATACAAGAACCACAGCAGAAAAGGCGGCTGGAATGTTGGTTCTTACGAACAGAAAGACGTACCATACACACTGACACACGACCGTGATGTTGAATTTATGGTAGATAAAGCAGATGTTGATGAGACAAATGCTACAGCTTCTATTCAGAACATTTCCCGCGTGTTTGAACAGACATGGGTAGTTCCGGAAACAGATGCGCTGTTCTTTTCCAAGGTAGCTCAGGCAGCTCAGAAGACAGAAGACTATCATGGATCCACAGCAACATCTGCATACACAAAGGCAAAAGTATTCGGTATGCTCAAAGATATCCTTGCAAAAGGGAAACTCAGAAGATACAAAGCAAATGGTTCTCTGCTTATGTATGTTCGCAGTGAGATTATGGACGCTCTGGAGCAGTCTACAGAATTCACCAGAAAGATTGAAATGACCCAGATTGCAGAAGGTGGTCTTGGCATTGAGACCAGAGTAACTGAGATCGATGGTGTGCCGATCATGGAAGTTATTGACGATGAGCGTTTCTATGATGCATTCAACTGGGAGCCGGAAGGCGGCGGATTTGAGCCACTCAAAAAAGCATCCGGAGTGACAGGAGCACACAAGATCAACGTGCTGGTTGCCTGCGGTCAGACCTGCAAAACCGTACCAAAGATTAACAGTATTTATTACTTTGAGCCGGGCGGACACACCAAGGGAGACGGATACCTGTATCAGAACAGGTCATTTTCTGATGTATTTGTGTTCCCGAATGGACGTGATGGCAATATCGACAGTATTTATGTTGACGTAGACACAACAGAGGTTGGTGCCTGATCGGAGGGCGTCATATGAGATATAAATCGTATGCAACAGAAAGCTATTACCTGGATACCTATGAAGGAATTCTGATACCTGAAGATGAAATAGAAAAAGCATTAAAGCAGGCAAGCAGACATGTAGATTCCCTGACCTACAACAGGATTGTAGGCCGGGGTTTTTTAAATCTTACGGAATTTCAACAGGAAATTATCCGGGAAGTTATATGCAGACAGGCAGAATTTGAGTATGAGAACGCAGACGAAATAAGCAGTGTCCTGTCCTCTTACAGCATTAACGGTGTATCTGCCCAGTTTGGTAGTTCATGGAATGTATTTACAGGAAAAGGCATTGCAATGAAGAGAGACGACTATACACTTCTCTGCCAAACCGGCCTTTGTTGCCAATTAGCGAGGTGATCATATGAAATATCCATGTCTGGTACCCAGACGGTTATGTAAAACAGATATCAGCCTGTCGCTTGACAGAGAAGGTTTAAATGAGTACGGAGAACCGCTGGAACCTATACAGTATTCAGGAAAATGTAATTATCAGGATAAAGCCCGGACAGTGTTGACTGCTGAAAAGAAGCTGATCAAGATCACAGGAACAGCCTTGTTTTGCGGGGACATATGCCCGGAACTTCCAGTCATATCCGGCGGTGAGGCTGTCATATTTGGTGTAAAAAGGCGGATCGAACAGGGAACAAAGGCACGAAATTCTGACGGTTCAGTAAATTATACAGAGGTTCAGCTAATATGATCCGGGTAAATTCAACAGTGAGATTGAATCTTCCCAAAATCCGAGAACTCTCAGAGATGCAGGTGAAAGCTCTGGAACAGACGGCAGAAGCGCTTCACACAGAAGTGGTACAGGCTCAGGTTTTCCCGAGAGATACCGGAAACCTGCAGAATGAAAGCACGTTCGTGGATACTTCCAAAAGCAAACAGGGGAAAGTATCTATAGTATCATCAACTCCATATGCCAGAAGGCTGTATTTTCATCCGGAATATCATTTCCATACAGACGAAAACCCGAACGCAAAAGGAAAATGGTATGAAGACTGGATTCCGGGAGGAAGAGAGGCAGATTACTGTACAAATGCATTTAAACGAATCTACAGGAGGCTGACAGGAATATGACATTAGCAGACGTGAGAGACTATATAGCTTCCCTTGAATTGGCTGCACACGTATACATGGGGAAACTTCCGGATAAGGAAGATAAATCTATTGGAGTATACAACAGCAAGCATCAGTATCCACAGCACATAGCACTTGGAGGCCCCGCTCAGGAGGGATACGGGCAGAAATATATAACTCTGCTGATACATTGGAATAAATCTCCAAGGGATACCGAAAAAACAGCTACAGAGCTGTTTGAAGTGCTCAGACGGGCAAGGGATATAACGATTAATGATGAAACCATTAAATTTATACAGCCACTTTATGAAATCCAGGATGTTGGAACGAACGATTCCGGAATTTGTGAAATGGTAATAGAGGCGGCTGTTATCTATGCGAAGAAAGGAAAACAGAATGAAACGTAAAGCTTTACAGATGAATTTACAGAAATTCGCAGGAAAAACAAACGTATTTCCGGTTCTTGATAACAAGTTCAAAGTTGGAAAGACAAAGGAATCAGCGACAACCATTGCAGATATGGAGACATTTTCCGTAGAGTTTTCTAATGGTGTGGAAACCTGGACACCTATGGACCAGGAAGGCTGGCAGAGAGCCCTGATGACTGCAAAGGCGGTTACCATCACTCTCAGTGGAAAGAGAAACATTGGAGACACAGGAAACGACTACATTGCAGGAAAACAGTTCAGTAACGGACATGATGCAGAAGGATATTTTGAATGGGAGTTCCCGGATGGAACAACCGTATCCTGGGATGCCGCTGTATTTGATGTTAAGAACTGTGGTGGTGGAGATTCCACAAATGTAGCTGCATTAGAGTTTGATGCAATCAGCAATGGCAAGCCTACTGTAACACCCGCTGTATAAGGAGAAGAATAATGGCGAAAAAAGTAAATATTACAGAAAAACTGGAACTGGATGGCAATCCATCCCTGATTATTGGCAAAGAGGAGTTAGAAGTAAACGCAGATGCAGCAACCATGTTAAAGATCATGGGAAAATATTCAGAATTTACCTCGGAAAATGCTACAGCAAAAGACATTCTGGATTTATACAATTTAATGCTCCCGGAGGAAAGTCGGGAAAAGATTGAAAAAATGAAGATCAGCTTTAATGATCTGACGACAATTGTCATGGAAGCCCAGAAACTTATTGTAGGAGAGGAAGAAACTGCGGGGGAAGCTCTGACCCATACTATGACCTGATTGAAGATTATGACCTGATCGTATCTTCCTTCCAGTCACAGTATGGGCTGAGACTGTCGAGAGAAATACACAAAATGTCATGGACAGAGTTTAAACAGATGCTCGTGGGAATTGACAATAAAACAGCACTCGGAAGGATTATCGCAATACGTGCAGAGGATGATAAAGAAATTCTGAAGACTTTTACAAAGGAACAGCATCGGATCAGAAATGAATGGAAAGAAAAACATACAAAGGTAGTGGCTGAATCCATATCAAAACAGGAAATGGATACCGCTATGGATGGATTTAAAAATGCCTTTTTACGAATGGCTGGATTAGGAGGTGACTGAAACTACATATGGCAACAAGTATAGGACAGATTGCACTTGATCTTGTAGTAAACCAGAACCAGTTCCAGCAACAGATGAACGGTATTACCAAACTGGCAAAAAAAGCAGGTGTTGCACTGGCAGCAGCTTTCGGAACCAAGAAATTAATTGATTTTGGCAAACAGTGCCTGGAATTAGGCTCTGATCTGGCAGAGGTCCAGAACGTAGTAGATGTGACGTTTCCTCATATGACTGCAAAGGTCGATGAATTTGCAAGGTCTGCGGCACAGAGCTTCGGTCTCTCAGAGACTATGGCGAAACAGTACACTGGTACATTTGGAGCCATGGCGAAAGCTTTTGGATTCACAGAACAGCAGGCTTACGATATGGGTTCTACTCTGACCGGATTAGCCGGAGATGTAGCTTCATTTTATAATCTGAGTCAGGACGAAGCTTACACAAAGCTTAAATCTGTATTTACAGGTGAGACAGAGTCTTTAAAGGATCTGGGCGTTGTAATGACTCAGACAGCCCTTGACAGTTATGCGTTGGCAAACGGATTCGGCAAGACCACATCACAGATGACGGAAGCTGAGAAAGTAGCTTTACGGTATTCATTTGTGCAAAAGCAATTGTCAGCAGCTTCCGGGGATTTCGCAAGGACATCTGGAAGCTGGGCAAATCAG